CACGTCAATCTGCTCTGCGGTGCTGCGCGGGAGCACGCGCTTGGTGGCGCTGCACCACTTGTGGCGCACTGGATCAAAGATCGCCTGCCCAGGCGCTGGCTGCGTGCCGGTGCAAGTGGCTCCAGTCTCAAGGTCAATGAGTTCAAGTGGCATAGCGTTAGATGTAGTCTGCGGTGAGCGTGATGTTGCCGCCCATCAACACGCGATTGGGATTCGTGCTGACCGAGCTTTCGAGCTGTCCTGTGTCAAAAGCGCTGCCGCTCCACGCTGAGAAGTTATCGCCAGCAACAGTGGCATCAGCCTCGATGGTCGCGTAGGAGCCGGGATTCAGACCAGTCACCGTGCTGCTGGTGCCAGAATAGCTAGTTCCGTTGATGTAGCCACCACCTGTCCCAGATGGGTGCCAGTTGATTGTAATCGAGTATGTTAATGCCGGCCCAGTTGGTCCAGTCGCACCGTCTTGAGCTAGAATGGTAGCTGTTGCCCATTCTCCCGATGTTATCGTGTCAGTGCTGGCGGCTGATGACGCTGTGGCTGTTGAAACGTAAAGAGGGTTGCCATTAGTGGTTGGAACGTAGGTTAGCCATCCGTTATTCAGACCAGTTAATCCACCTGTTGCAAATGTGTAGGTGGCGCTTGTGCTTGGTAATGCTGGAGTGGATGCAGCGCGTTGATAAATAAAAACCGACGCAACATTTAGACCGTTTGATCCGTTTGTTCCGTCTGCTCCGTCTTCGGCCAGGATGACAGATCCAGACCATTCGCCGGCAGCAATCGTATCGGTGCTGGCTGCATTACTGGCTGTCGCTACGATCACATAAAGTGGGTTTCCATTAGCAGCCGGCACTCCAGTTACCCATCCATTATTGAGGCCGGTTAAACCACCTGTTGCAAATGTGTAGGTAGTGCTGGCGCTTGGATTAGTTGGTGCAGATGCTGCACGTTGATAGGCAAATACGTTTGCCACATTTAGACCATCTGCACCCGGAGATCCTCCAGACGGATTGGCGGCTGCGTTTACAGATGTCGTTTCAGTTGATTCATTGCCGGTATTATCCACAGCCGTAAGCCAGTAATATTGCGTTACGCTTACGGTAACGCCATAATCAGCGAATGATGATGCTAGTCCAGAAAATACATTTGTTGCACCACCAAAAACATCACTTGAATTTCGATAAACATTGTATCGATTCAAGTCGTCCTCTGTGTTGTCGTTCCAGTCTAGGATGATAGATCCTGCTCCTGCTGCTGCGATCAGTCCAGTCGGTGTTGCTGGTGCGGTTGTGTCATTTGATACCGTATAATTATATACAACGCCATATGCGCCACGAACACTGTTTACGCTTTCAAACCTAGCGCGAACGTCGTATGAGACTCCACCAGTCACATCTGTAACGTAGTCTTCGTTCGATGAACCATTTAGGGTTGTGGTCCAAATCAACCAAGTGCTGTCAGCGCTTTTCTTGTATTCGATGTGAACGTAACCGCCGCTTAAAATATACTGCGATGTTGGAAGTGTCCATACAGCCTTGATGCGTGGGACTACGGTTCCATCTGTCTGGATGAAGGTGCTAGTTGAAAGAGTTAGACCAGTTAATGTTTCTACGGTTAATGGGTTGTAAAGGCTAGTGTTTGGAGCGAGATCAACAGTAGTTTCCTCGCCATCGTTCCAGTCCCAGACACCACTGGCGGTTTCTCTTAGGACGAGATCCACGCCGAGCGCTGGACCATTTTCTGTATTTTCAGTAGCAAATGTAAATTCAATTACTTCAAATGCTTTGGAACTCCAACCCATGCGAGTATTTGACAATTGAACCACGTCGCCGACCTGGCATGTCATTGCGGTCAGTTTCATTGCGGCTTTAGCCGTTATCTGCTGGCGACACCGCTCAAGTTCAATCTTTGCAATGCGTTGTGCTGTGGCGTTGCTAGTTGTAAACGGAAACTCTACGTCACGCCAAATACGTTCTCCACCATCTTCAGACGTATATGTCGCATTAGTGATGACAGGAAAATCAGCAGGTTGATATTGATTGTCGGCAGAAACGTATAAACCTTTGACTCCATTAAATATTTCCCTGCGTGACAGTTTTGTTTGCACATTAATAGGACCACGGAAATCGTTCTCATCGAATGTAATTGTTGGTGTCTGATAAGAACCAGCGCGTATGATCCATTTGCCGCCTACATAAAGCACCAAGCCTGACCCCGCGCTAGTCATCTTGTTTAATATGTCTGAAGGTGTTTCTGATAGATCAATAACACCGTTAATGGTGTATCTTTTTTCTGTGGTACTGTCAGCCAGAACTATATTTTCATCAGATACATTGGCCGCTGCATTACACTCGTCGATGTCTATTTCAGTTGAGTCTACACCCAAGCCAAGACCGCTCAAGCATAGGTAATCACGAACGCACAATGCCCAGTTTGTTGAGTAAGCGGTTGATGAGTCGCGTGGGTCGAATACTAACCTACCTTTAACAATTGCGCTGATGTCTGGAATACCTCCCGGAAATTTATCTGTGCTAAATCTCAGTCTTACATAAATATAAGCAATACCCCGCAACCTGTGTTCATCGCTCCAAGTTCCAGCACCTACGGCACTTTGCAGGTCTGTGTCCACTGTCTGAGTGGTTGTGCCTAAATGCTTATAAATTGAAGCATATTGATAATATGTTCCGGTAGCATCAGAACCCGACAGCGGAACAAGTTCATCATTAAAATAAATGTCACCAATCTCATATACCTCATGCCCAGCAAAAGCGATGACCAGATTTAATAATTCGTTATTAGTCCCGCTTGTTTCAGCAAATAATAAAACGCCACCTGTGCGAACTTGACCATATATAATTTGACGAGGCGCAACAGCGCTTTTTATTGTGGTCGTATTATCTAATCCAGCAGATGACAAACTCCCAAAGCTAGGATTTTTCGCCATGAGTCGATTGACTCCATAAGAGACAGAACTAGCTATTGCAATCTGCGCCCCATAGTATGCTACGGTGTAAACAACATTTGTAACAGCAGTAGATGCGCCTAGTTTAAGCGCCCAAGTTGCAACCCATTGTGCGAATGTTGTAGGCATTAGTTAATTCTCCACGCACGAACACACATTTTTGTCTTTATTAAAACCAAACCATCTACTCCAGCGAATGCAGACAACGATCCTAGATTTATGCCACACGCTGGCCATCGCCGTTGAGTGTGCATGACTAAATCTCCACGTTGGCACTTATTTACTGGCACATCGATGTAACCGAAATCACTTGAAACGGTATCAATCATATTTTCAAATCCACCAAAATCGCTAAAGATGCGTGCAGCAGACAACGCTGTGTTATATTTTCCACGCCACTGAGCCGCTGGATCGTGTGAGGTAATTGCATTAATGCAACTGGAGGCAAACATGATACAGTCATTCTCTCCCCATGAAAAATTCTTGTATTTATTTTTCTCAATAAAATCCGATAAGGCTTTTGGCCAGTTAGATATAAGTGGCATGATCAAAACAGGTCTTTCGGGCTGCTAGTAAGTGGCCTGGATATAGTATTTAAACTGGATTTTCCAGCCACTCCCCAATAAACCTTTTTGTCTTGCAATCCAGCGACATATTCAAGTCCCAGATCATCCGGGTAATCAATTAGTTGATCTTCGTTCGTGTATCGCCTTGAGCGAGGACGGTTTAAATCAATTAAGCGAGACTCTCCGGTTAATGTTATACTAGCAGTTTCTCCTCCATCGGATATTGCCATCACGTCCATTCGACCCGAAAAAAACAGATAAGGATCAGCAATTATTGCTCCGGTTGACGTATTAAAAACAGCCAGCCATAATGAACACGTTCGACCTTGATAAGAATCCGTTAGGGCTGTGGTTATAAGTCCTGAAGGTATCCCAGAAAGAGTGAAGGACATCCCTCTTGCAGATTGATCACCAGTTTCGTCTATTCGATCAACAGCTCCAAAATCTCCAACTCCAGTATATGTGTTTCCATCCCATTCAAGATCTCCAATACCCGACCAAGCTCTTACCGCTCCATCATTAAAATCTGCATAAAATAATAAAGCAGGTGAAACCTGTGAACTAGATACTGCACTTTTGAAAGTTTCTGTTATGTTGCGAGCCATTTATATTGCTTCCACGCATTGAACGGTTAGACCAGAAATTAATTGGTTAATGTTAATTGACCAAGGAGTATTGCCAGAAAGCCTCCAAAGACCTAATGCAGATGATACAGACAAAGCTGTATTGTCGGTTGGTGAATTTCGTAGGCGTGGCCAGATTGTAATGGTTGCATTGCCACTACCGTCGCTATTCGCGTCAGCCATGACCATGTGTAGATGAACTGTGGAACCAGCGCCAATCTGCAACCAATCTCCAGCCTTCACGATGCCGGTCTGACTAGCAGTCCAACCATCTGTGATTAAATCATATTCCGTCTGTGATCCACCATTTACCAATGGAGTCCCGGTCCCAATACCTTGTGGTGTAGACCACGCAGGATCTCCAAATAGAAACGTTCCCTCTGATCCGTTAAGCGAAGTCAGCGCTGCAACCCACGGTGCAGCTTCAACGCGACTCATGGCAGGCAATTCAAACTCAGCGGTCCATAGTTGGCCAGGATGCGCGTAGACCTGCTGCTGCATTGTGAAGGGCGATGAAAACACGCCGACAACAGATTTAGGCTGAACTCTTACGTTAGTAAAACCCGGTGTGGCTGGAAGTGTTATAGGATAGGATATAGACATCTTAATAAGCAGCAGCTCGGCGACCACCGCGTAATTTAATATTAGACAAGTCTGCGATTGTTTGACGGCGATTAGCTTCTAATGCAGGAATTAATTCAGAACGACTAACACCAGAAGCAATATGGTTATTAAAAATGTAAGTGTCTCCACCGCCATTTCCTCCAATTTTATCATTTGAAATTACTTGACCTCCTGAAGATGGAGTAAAAATTTCAGGACCACGTTCGCCCACTAGATAGCTTGATCCACTAGATACAGGTCCACCAATAGCCCGCTTCGGAACTGGAGTTGAACCTGCACCTGCACCACCAAACAGACGTGATAAGCCACCTGAGATTCCCGTCGCTAGACTGTTTGTAATAGTATTTCTAATAATAATCCGGATGATGTCTTGCAGAATACCTTTCAGCACATCGCGCAGCTTGCCGCCACTTAGGATCGCTTCTTCAAAACCGCCAGCAATAGAAGCACCAACATCATCAGCAATGTCTCTTTGACGCTTCATAATGTCTAGGCGCTCCTTATCTATTCTGGTCAATTCTTTCTCTGCTAATGTTAAGTATTCATATGATTCAGCAGAATCATTTTGGGTGTTATTTAAAATATCAATGTATCGTTCACGTTCAGCATTTAATTCACGCAATGATATAAAACTATTTTTAAAGACTTTGTCGATTTCTCCTTCTTGGGTGATGCGTTTTTCATTTGCATCTAAATATTTATTACCAAGTGCAATCGTAGCTTTAGCAGCTTCGTTCTCTAAATCATAAGCCTGCGCTCCAAGAGTAAGCACATCGACAAGATCTTCCTTTGATCTTATCAATTCTCTTATATTCTCTGCTTCTTTATTTAAACGATTTATTCTTTCTGGATCAGTCTCTTGCTTGAGAGTAATTTTTAGCTTTTTATCAGCATCTTCAAATAGTTTTGTAGCTGCTGCTACTTCTTTTAAATATTCAGGCGTGTCTTTTAATGAAGCATTGGCAGCATCTTGCTCGGTTTTTAGTATTCTAAAGGCTTCTGCGGTTCCTTTCGTAAACTCATTTATCTTAAATTTAACCGCTTGAATTGCATCACTGAATGTTCCACCAATGTTCGCCGCTGCCAATTTGATGGCATCTGTTGTTGTCTTGGCGTTGTATTTAAGGGTATTCCAAGATTCAAGAGTATCCTTGCTGATGCCTGGGATCTTTTCTGTGTTTGCCGCAACATCACGGAACAAGCCTATTGTTGTTGATAAGATAGCACCTATGCCAATGAATTGACGCGCAAGTGCTAATACATTTCTAGTGCTGTCTGAACTGTTCTTAGTTAAATTTCGCAGCCCTTGATTAACAGAAGCAAATGTCTTTCTTGTTCCGTCAATTGCGTTGATGTTAAATGTGACGTTAGCTGCCATTTAATTTAGCCAGATCGTTCAAATGATTAAAATAAGCAATCCATCCCTCGCGTTCGTGTATGCTGATTCTTAGTATTTCATCGACCGTTTTGTGTAGCCGGTCAGCAAGAGTGTATATGAACAGAATGTCGTCGCCACCCTCAAGCGACATCATTCGTTTTTTAGTTCGTCGGCATTTGGTGCGTCAGATCCCATGATATGTGCTGCTAGTTTCGCCACTAGGCTGCTATCGGCCTTGTTTAGCAGCGCCGGTCGATCAGCGATGGTGAAGAGCGGCTTGCCGGTCTCATCCTGGGCCTTGACGATCAGGATGTTGATGATCGTGTCGAAGTCGTTCTCGCCCTTGTTGCCTTTGTAGATGCGATTGCGTTCTCCAATCGTAACCGGAGTTGAATAAACGGTCACGTTCCACTCAGGAATGTGAATGGAACGTCGGTTTAGCGAATCAAAATGACTGGTGATATTGTCGATGGTTTGGCTCATAGGCCATTGACCAGTCGTCAAAATCAGACCGTCAGCGTGCTCAAGGCGCCGTTGCCCTGGACCGAGAAGCTGGCCTCGACCATGCTGTCGTGGCGGCCAGTAATGTCGAACTGGGTGACATTGGCGCTGCCGGCATAGTAGGTGTCAGCGGAGTCCACGCCTTCGGGATAAAGGTTCAAGGTGACGCTGGCGCCGATGGTCAGCGAGAGCTGGCCGGCGTCGGTCTCGTCCCAGAACAGCGAGCCAGAAGCGCTCCAGC